GGTGTCAGGTGGCGTTCCAAAAGAATTAAGCGAAGAAGAAACGGCAGCTTATGCCTTGCGTAAAGCTAATAAGCAGGCTTTAAAGCAGCTTTCTTTATTGGCAGAAAGAAAAACGATAAGCGATTTTGATACAAATATTCCATTAACGCCGCTTGAACAAGCGAAGCAAGATGAAATTAATAAATTTGGTGGGGGGTTAATCCTGCCTAAGGGTAAAAAGAATGAACGAAAAATTATTTAAAGCTTTTAGCGATTGTGCCGCAGATCGCTCTAATTATGATAACGAATGGCGGGCAATATCTGAACATTTAAGCCCTGAATCAAGGGGTTTTAATACAAGTTCTTCTGACGGATTTGTAGATCAAACAAAAATTCAAGACTCGACCCCAGAAAGGGCAGCCGAAGATTTAAGCAGTGCTTTAGTATCCATGCTTGCAACGGAAAGCAAAAAATGGGGAAGCTTAAACATTGAAGGATTTAGTGAAGAAGAAGATTTTGAATTAAGTAAAAACTTGCAGATTGGTACTAATTTAGTTTTGCAGCATTTAAGCCGCAGCAAAGCAAATTTTTATACAACATTTGGAGATATTGCTGATGATTTAGTTTTGTATGGTCAAGGCTATGGCTATATGCACTCAACGATTGAAGGCAAATCTAGCTATGTTCGCTTTTGCCGTTTGCCGCCTCAAGATTGTTATATTAAAAGAAATAGCTATGGGGATGTATTTTATTTTTTTAGAAAATATAAGTTGGATTTAGATGTCTTGTTAGCTGAGTTTGATAATTTAGAGAAAGCAGAATGCACGGATTACGATAAAAAGCAGCTTAAGGAAAGCGGAAAGAAAAACGTAGATATATTGCATTCAATAATGAAAACCGAATACGCTAAATCTTTAGGGTGCAAGATAACTACTACTAATCCTTATGTGTCTTGTTATTTTATTTATGATACGAAAATCAAGATATGGGAAGATGGTTATTCTCAATTTCCTATAGTCGCTCCATCTTGGAAGCGTAAAGCAGGTTCTTCTTATGGGCGTGGTCCAGGGCATAAAGCTTTGCCTGATATTAAAGTTTTAAATAGCATGATCGAATCAAATTTAGGTGCAGCCGAGGCGATGGTTACGCCGCCAATGGCAGTACCTTATGATTTATTGGTCGATACTGGAAAGGCTTTAGATTTAAGCCCTAAAGCGATGACTTATTTATCAATGCAAGAGGCTTCTTTAGCAACAGGGATTATCAAGCCTGAGCCTTTAGTTACAGTGACGAATTTACCAGTTAGCTTAGAGATGGAAGATCGCAGGCGTAACGGGATTGCACAAAGTTTCTTTTCTGATTTGTTAGTCGATTTTAAGAATGCTGAAATGTCCGCAACTGAAACAAGCATGCGTGAAAATTCAAGAGTGAGAAAATTAACAAATTATATATTACGCATTCAGGATGACTTTTTAGCTCCTGCGTTTTTATTTGTTTTCAATCAGCTTAAAGAATGGAAGATGTTAGATTTTCCTGATGATATGGAATTAAAGGTTGATTTTACAAGTGCTTTATATGAAGCTTCAAATGCTCAATCAATTACTTTACTTGAAAGAGCATTAATAACTTTAGCGAATACTAAATCTATAGACCCATCTGTATTAGAAGCGATTAAAGAAGAGAAGTTTATACAATATGTATTTAAGAAAATTGGTGCTGATTTAAGCGTGTTAAAATCACCAGCAGAATTAGAAGAAGCGAAGGCGAAGAGAGAGGAATCGGCTCAAGTAGCGAATATGCAAGGTGCAGCAGGAGCAGCAAAAGATTTAAGCCAAGCAGTAGCTTTACAACAAGGGGTAATATGATAAAGACGATAAGCCGTTATGTGGCTACATTATTTAAAAGCAAAGATGATTATAAGAAAAGGGTTAAGCAGGCTTATGAAAGTATTTCAGCCGAAACATGGGATTTAATTATTTCAGATTTAATGCTTTACGCTGAATTTAATAAGCCTTGTTGGGATGAAAAATTTACCCCTTTTATCGAAGGAAAAAGAGCAGTAGTATTAAGGCTTTTAGCGAACAAGGAATTAACAGAAAAAGATTTTTTAGCAAATTTAGGAGAATATTAATATGAACGAAGAAGCACCAGCATTTAATTTTAGCGAGTTTAAAACTCAATATTTAGGGAATATTCAAGACCCTACTGAAAGGGAAACATTTCAAAAGAATTTAGAGCCGATAAAGGATGTTCAAAGTTTAGTTACAAGTTACGTTCATGCACAAAAAGCAGTAGGCTCTAAAGTAAATTTACCTAACGAAAAATCAGCTCCAGAAGAATGGGATAAATTATTTAACCGTTTAGGCAGACCTGAAAATGCAGATGGCTATGAGATTGAAACACCTGATTATAAGTTTGACGATAATGTTTTAAAAGAAATTAAAAAGGCAGCTCACGAGGCAGGCTTAACTAAGACTCAAGCAAATAAGGTTATCGGTTCTATCGCTAAGATGTCGAGGGAAGCAATGGAAGTTTTAGAATCTTCTAAAGCAGCACAATTAGAAGCAGTTAAAACGGAACGCAGTAAATGGGAAGATTTATCAACGACTGAAACAAAAGTTGATTTATTTTTAAAGCAAAATACTAAAAATGTAGAAGATTACGAAAAGCTTAAGAGCTTAATTGATACTGATAATAATTTGTTTAAATTTATGAAGGATGTAGCTTTAACGAATACGCCTAAAGATATCGGGCAAACTCAAGCGAATTTATCAGCTAAAGAAACACCTGAACAGGTAGCAGGTAGAATATTAAGTGATAGAAATAATTTTAATGATTGGTACAATAATGCTGGTCGTAATATGCCTGAAAGCGTAAGAAGGGAATTGCAAGAAGCGATTAATAAATCAAACCCTAAAGAGATCGGGAAGTATATAAGAAACTAAAGAAATTTTGAATCTTTATTAAAAATAGTGTAATATATAATTAATTCTCAATGAATCCGCTAGCGGGTAGTTCATTGTTTAAGAATCCGTGTTACGGGTAGTTCTTGTTAGAAGAAATTAGTTATACGTTACTCTTTTGAGTAACACAAATTTAATAGAGGTAAATAATGGTTTATTCAGTTGATCAGAACTGGATTAATACATACGAGGCAAATTTACATATTTTGTCTCAGCAAATGGACTCAGTATTTGAGGGCATTGTTAAAAAAGGTGATATTAATTCAGAATTTAAATTTTTCCCACGTATCGGCTCGATTTCGATGTCGGCAAACACTACACCAAATCAAACAACTTCATATTCTGACGTTGCACATACGATGCGTTCTGTTGATTTTACGCAATATGATGTAGCTCTTTATGTTGATAGAAAGCTTGATGTTTCTAGAATGCTAACTGACCCGACAAGCTCTTATGTCAAGTTAGGTGTTGCAGCTTGGAAGCGTAAGATTGATGAGGTTTGTATTGCAGCAGCTTTAGGTATTGCTAAAGATGGTAAAACTAGAGGTACTGATACAGCATTCCCTACAGCTACTAGAACAATTGATGTTAATTACATTGATGGTAACCCAGTAGGTGCAGGCAATGGTACTGGTACTTGGACTAACAGAGCTCAATCTGGTTTTACTTTAGCTAAAATCTTAAAGGGAAGAGAATTAACTTTAGCTTCTTTCGGTTTAGAGGCAGGCGATAGACTTAATTGTGTTGTCGGTACAGCGGAAGAAACTGAGTTAATGGGTATCCCTGAATATAAGAATAGAGACTTTAGCGATCAAAGACCTTTTGATAAACAAATGATTTATCAGCCGTACATTGGCACATGGTTAGGTATTGACTTCTACAGATCAGTTCTTTTAACGGATACTGACCCAGCGGGTGCAAGTAACCACTATAGATCATGTTTAATGTTTCCTACAAGTGGACTAGGTGCTTACATTGGTAACAATTTAGAAGTTGATATTCGTCCAAACCCTGAAAGAAGAATGGTTCCGACTATTTATATTTCTGGTGGTATCGGTGCGGTCCGTATTGAAGAAGTTAAAATGGTTGAAATTAGAACTTCTAGCGGTCTTGTTGATGCTTCTTAATGTATAATTAAGTAATTCTTTCATCATAAACCTTAAACCCTTGGCATAAACCCCGAGGGTTTTTTTTATTACCCATAACTCTATAGCTGACTATAGGGTTTAATAAGTCTATAGTCCACTATAGAGTTTAAGGGTATAATGTAAATATGCTAGTAAACAGGCTTAATGTATTTAATTTGGCTTTAATGCAATTAGGTAAAGACCCCGTAGTTGATGTTAATACTCATACTGTTGAGTTAGCGAAGTTAAGAGCAGTTGAGCAAATGGCTTTAGAATCTTTACTTCAATCGCATAGATGGGATTTTGCAATTCAAAAGCAGGAATTAACTTTTATTCAAGATTTATTAAATGAGGAATTTATTAAGCTTTATTCAATCCCCAATGATTGTATAGAGATATGGAGAGTTTACGACGTTGAAGGCGAGGATTTAGATTACTCAAAAGATAGCCGAGGATTAGCGACAAGTTCAGATAGGGTTTTTATTGAGTATACTTTTTTGCAGACAGATTACGGGAAATATGATGCAACGTTTTGCGAAGCTTTAGCAATGCGAATAGCAGCTTTAGCAGCTCCATCTGTTCAACATTCAGATTCTAAGACTGATTATATTTCAAGCACGGGGCAAAAGAAGCAGGCGGTAGCAGCAAGTAAAGCCATTGGGAGAAGTCAAAGGAACTGGGAGCAAAACACCACTTGGTTAAGAAACAGGAATAATTATTAATGCCTCGAATTTCAATTACCC